CCCTGCTATACACAGGAATATGACTATTGTGGAAAGGTACTGAATCCGGACATTGATATCACGAACGATGAATATTTGATAGATATTATGGAACTGGATGCAGAAGATGATATCAACAACGAAAAAAACTGGTATAAAGCAAATCCTATCCGAATGACCTACAAAGAAGGCCGCGAAAAAATCAGAGGCGATTATGAGATCGCTAAGATTGTACCGGAGAAAATGATTGCATTTTTAACAAAAATGATGAACATTTGGGTACAGCAAAAAGAAAACGGCTATATGAACATGGCAAAATGGAAAGCCTGCGAAAGAAAGGAGTTTCCGATTGATATAATTGGAAAGTCTGTTTATGTTGGCTTTGATATGTCTTCCAAGATTGATCTCACATCGGTCGCCTTTGTTATCCCATTTCGAAATAGGAGATCGGATGCAAGCGGCCGGGAAATGACAGAATACATAGTTATTACTCATTCATTTATTCCAAATAGAGAAAAATTAATGGAGCGAGTATTTCTTGATAAGGTCTCATATGATGTCTGGGAAAAGGAAGGATTTATTACAATCACAAATACAGAAGTTGTGGATCAGAACGTAGTTATGGACTACGTTCTTAATTTCTGCAGAGAAAACCACTTGGCGATTGAATGCCTTTGTTTCGATCCGGCGAATGCCGGAAAGATCATGCTTGATATGTCAAATGAAGGGTATGACGTTGAGGAAGTATATCAGAGTCATAAATCATTAAACGAATCTACACAGGGCTTCCGCGAATGTGTGTATATGCAGGCTGTCTATTATTTATATAATCCAGTTTTGAATTTTGCCATGAGCAATGCTGTCATTCGACAAAACAATGGACTAATTAAGATAGATAAGGATGCAACAAAGAAAAAGATTGACCCTGTAGATGCGATTTTGTGCGGATTTAAACTTGCACTGTATCACGAATTTGGAAACACTCAACAGGAATATCTTGATAGATTTTTAGAGGAAGAATGGTAAAATGGGAATTTTTAATAGCATAAAAGATACAATTACAAACTGGAGAAGAGGCTCTCCAACAAAAGGTATGAGCGAGGAAGATTTCGCGGAGTGGCTGGGAATCAGCTATAGAAATAAAAGTGAACTGCGTGAGGTGACGTACTACACTTGTATGAAGGTACTTTGCGAAACTATGGGAAAGCTGCCTATCAAAGTTTATGAAGATATGCCAGGGAGAGGACGGGTAAGAGCAGAACCAGACGATGTATCTCGTTTGTTGACAGTTAGACCAAATTCTCATATTACTCCGGCTATTTTTATGACAACATTAGAAAACAATCGCAACCATTATGGAAATGGTTATGCGTGGATCCAGCGGAACATTTCAAGAGCAGGGATAAAGACTCATGGAATTTGGTTGATGCAATCTAATTATGTTACCCCGATTTATGATAATCGTGGAATCTTCGGGAAAATTGGCAAGATATATTATCAATATACAGATCCTCTTGACGGAGAATATTATCTATTTCCGGAAGATGATGTGATACACGTTAAAACGTCTATGTCGATGGATGGTTACACAGGGATACCGGTCAGAGATATGATCGGAGATACCATATACGGAGCAAAGGACAGCCAGGATTATATGAGCAATCTCTATAAAGGCGGTCTGACTGCGGCAATGGCTCTGCAATACGTTGGGGAATTAGACGAAGGACATCTTGTAAAGCTTCGCAATAAATATGAAAAATACCTGTCGGGTCCATCGAACGCCGGAAAGATTGTACCTGTTCCGGTAGGGTTTCA